AGCAATGTATTTGTTAATCCAAATGCGATCATTATGCACCCACGCCGCTTAGGATTTTTCTTAGCTGGTGTTGATAGTCAAAACCGCCCACTGGTAGTACCTACCGCCAACAATCCAGTAAATGCTATTGGTGTTGGTAATGGCACACCACCTTACGGACAAACTGGTTATCAATTACTTGGTTTGCCAATTATTACTGATGCTAACATTGCAACAAATGTTGGTGCAGGAACAAACCAAGATACAATCTTTGTGGTTGATCTAAATGAGTGTCATCTATGGGAAGAGGCTGCAAGCCCTACCTATGTCACTTTTGAAGAGCCAAATGGCAAGGTTGCGATCAACATTGTTATGTTTGGTATGTCAGCCTTCACAGGAAATCGCTATCCAAAAGCCATTGCACAAATAAATGGCACAGGTTTGGCGACCCCTAGCTTCTAAAGTAAATAAATGTCTAAGCCCTCTACCCTTCCAGAGGGCTTAGATCCTAACTATGATTGGTGTTTAATATGGCTATAACAAATGGTTATGCAACACTAACTCAAATAAAAAATTACTTATCAATTTCAGATAATACAGATAATGATCTATTAGAGGATTTAGTAGAGTCATCATCAAGATCAATAGATCGCATTGCCAATCGCAGATTTTATGCAGATGCAGCCGCCTCAGCTAGAAAATACAGAGCTTACTCAGATGTTTTTATTTATACAGATGACATCAGCTCTACATCAGGACTTATTGTAAAAATTGATGAGGGTGGTAATGGCACTTTTAATAAGACATTAACTTTAGATACAGATTATATTTTAGATCCACTTACTGCCTCAGATTTAGGCAGACCCTTCACACAATTGACTATGGTGTCTAATACTGAAAGCTGGCCAATATTCCCAGGCATTACACAAAACGGCCTACGCCCAGGTGTTGAGGTCACAGCTAAATGGGGATGGCCATCAGTGCCAGATGACATAACTACAGCTTGTCTTATTCTTACAGCTGATTTATACAAGCGCAAAGATGCCCCAGGTGGTGTATTAGGTCTTGGAGATCTTGGCGTTATACGGATGTCACCAGTAGGCAGAGATGTATCAAATATGGTTAGGGCTTATCAAAAGATTGCAATTGCATGAACCCAAGTACAGTCAGAGATAATCTCAAAACCGCTTTACAAACTATAACAGGTTTGCGTGTAATGGATTATGTGCCTGACTCTGCCAATATACCTACCAATAATGCTTTTGCAGTAGTAGGTCAATTATCACTAAATTATGATTACACTTTAAACAGAGGTTTTGACTTTGCCACCTGCAACATAATTGTGATGGTAGGTAGGATGAGTGAGAGAAACGGACAAGAAAGATTAGATGGGCTACTGGCCTCATCTGGTTCAACCTCAATTAAAGCCGCAGTTGAGGCTGATAAAACATTAAGCGGTGCAGTGCAAACTTTAAGAGTTGTGTCTGCATCACCAGGCACAATAACATCCGCTAATATTGACTACCTGAGTTATCAATATTCAGTAGAACTAATAGGTTAAGAAAGGAAAACTCTATGGCAATATTCATGGGCAACAAGGTAACTGTTATTGTAGGTACTACAACTATCAGCGATCATGTCAGCACTGTAAGCTTAAATAGAGAAGTTGAGGCAGTTACTATCACCGCCATGAACGACACTGTACAAAATATGGTAGGTGGAGTTGAGGTTTCAAGTGTATCTATGGAAGTGTTCAACGATTTTGCTGCAGCATCCGTAAATAGTTTATTTGAGGATGCAATTGGATCAAAGTTAGCAGTCAAATTGATACCAGTAACAGGTACAGTTTCAGCGACAAATCCAAGTTACAGCATGTCATGTTTGATCACTCAGTGGACACCAATTTCAGGTGCTACTGATGCAGCTGCCACTGCTAGTATCACAATCCCAGTAACAGCTATAACTAAATCAACCAGCGCATAGTTAAGAAAGGAAGGACATGCACAAAATTGAAATAACAAAGAAAGACGGCAAGAAAGTTACTTACGATCTTACGCCATCTGCAAAAGTCGCTTTTGAAGCGGAGTTTAAAACAGGATGGCGTAAGCGACTAGGTGAGCTACAAATGGAGTCAGATTTGTGGTGGTTTGCTTGGCGACTTGAAAAAGATGCAGGCAAAACCGAATTGCTTTATGGTGATGATTACATCAACCAATATGTTGATGTGGATTTACTTTATGACTCAAAAAATGGCTAGACCGACATGGACAGATCTGGGAATTGGCATCTGTGTCGGTGGCTACAGGAATATCACCCAAGGATTTATTAGAGGTTGACCCTGCAGTTTATATGGCCATAAAAGCAATTTTGCAGGAAAGGGCAAAACAAACTAAAACAGTAAGGCGTAGATAATGATCAATGCAGATAGACGGCTTAAGTCAATCTATGTCGAAAATTTAGATGCCCTGTTAGCAAAATTAAAAGAAATAGATCCAGCGGCTCACAGAATTTTTAGGCGTGAGTTACGCAAACAAATAAAGCCTGTAGAGCAATTAGCAAAAAGTTTTGTACCAGCTGAGGTATTCCCAGGATGGCGCGACACAAAGCCTTATTATCCTGCAGCTTGGGGATGGGCTAATGACACAGTTCATAGAGGTAGGACTTATGGCAAAACAGGTGAGTCTAGGTGGCAATGGTCTCAAGAGCAAGCAAGATCAGGCATTTCAATAAGTAATGCAAAAACAAAAGTACAAAGAATTAAAGGCACTACTTTTGGTGTAACAGCTTTAGCACTCATAAACAAATCAGTACCAGGTATAATTTATGAATTAGCAGGATCAGGCAGTGCTAGGTCTAGAGCAAAGACAAGGCGTGTTAGTCGTAACAGAGAAGCTAGTGATTTTTTTATCCGCAAAGTCAATGAAAGCGGCGGCGCAATTGCCTCAGACGGCAAAGGAAAAAGGTTAATTTACAAGGCTACAGCTCTTAAAGGTGAGCAGGCTCTTGCTAATATTGCAGAGGTGTTAAAAAAATATCTAGGCAAAGAATTTAGAGGTTAATCATGGCTTTAACTAGCAATGTAGTCATAAACTTTTTAACTAAGTTTGATAAAAAAGGTTTAGAAAAAGCCACAAAAGAGCTAAAGGGTTTTGACGCTTTCATAGCCAAAAGCAAGTTTGCAGGCAAAGCCGCACTTGTTACAGCTGGCATTGCAGGCGTTATTGCTATGGAAAAATTAGCTAGATCCTCAATAAGAGCTGCTCTTGAACAAGAAAAATTAGATAAATCTGTTGAGCAATCATTGAGATCAATAAATGAATTAGGGTCAATTACAGCTGTAAATACCTTCATAAGTGATGTTGAAAAAGCATCAAACATAACTAAAAATGAATTGACACCTGCAATAAATGGTTTGATTATTCAAACTGGTGATCTAACAAAAGCACAAGATTTATTTACTATAGCAGTCGATACAAGCGCAGGTGCAGGGTTAAATTTAACTCAAGTTTCAGATGCGTTAGGTAAAGCTAGTAGAGGCAACTTCAAAGCTTTAGGCGCATTAGGTTTAGGTTTTGATGCGGTAACTGCTAAAGAAGTTGGATTGGCAGAGATTACAGATTATCTAACTCTAAAATTTGGTGGCGCGGCTAAAAGAGCTACAGAGACTTTTGGTGGTCAATTAGATGCTTTAAAAATTAGTGCAGGTGCAGCACAAACAGCTTTAGGTGAAGGATTTATTACAGCTTTTGAAATTATTGCAGATGGTGGGGATGCAGCTGATTTTTTTGGCACTAAATTAGAACAATTGGGATTAAATGGTGGCTATATTTTAATTGGCCTAGCAGATAAAGTTTCTAAAATTACAGATGCGTTTGATGTTTTAAGTTCAAAATTTGAAGGCACTGCGGGTGGCAATCTTTTAAAATTTTTATTTACCACAAAACAAATACCTGTTATTGGTGGATGGTTAGAGGGCTTTTCAGGAATAGCTGAACAGGGCAAAAAAATCGCAGAGAGTACAGGCAAAACTTTAGAGCAAACAGAGCAAGAGGCTGCAATAGCCAAAAAACTTGCAGCTTTGCAAAGTAAATTAGACAAGATGGCAGCTGCAACTTTAAACAAACAGAAAAAATTAACAGCTGAGAAAAAAGCACAAGA